GATATGGAAAAATATAATAATGCAGCTTTATTGGGTTGGCGTGTTTTTAGAACCACACCTAGCGAGTTGTACAGCAAAAAAACACTTTTACTGCTTAAAAATGCAATAAATACCCCCTTTTTGCCTTAAAAGTGATTATATTATAAACGTTTTGACTAAATTTGTAGCTAGTTAATTAAAATGAAACTATATGGATGCAGAACGTTTAAAAATATCGCAGATTAAAGTTAATTTGGCAAACCCTAGAACCATTACAGATGCTAAATTTACAAAGCTTGTAAATAGTATTTTGGTGTTTCCCAAGATGTTAGAAATACGCCCTATTGTCGTTGATGAAACCTTTGTAGCTCTTGGGGGCAATATGCGCTTGAGAGCTTTAACAGCAATAGAGGGAATGTCGGTTGATGAGCTTGCAGAACGCCTTACGGGAGTTAAAGAATTTGTCCGCAAGACGGAGGCAGAGAAACAACAGCTTGTAGAGTTTTGGGGGCAATGGCTTGACAACCCCACAGCACCTGTTATAAAGGCGTCAGAGCTTACCGACGAGGAATGCAAAGCGTTTGTAATTAAAGATAACGTGGGCTTTGGAGATTGGGATATGGACGCCCTTGCAAACGAATGGGAAGCGACAGACCTAGACGAATGGGGCTTAGACGTGTGGCAAAATAACGGCAATGAGAGTGGAAAAGAAAAGGATTTAAGCGGTAAGGTTCGAGACGCTTTCGAAGTTATAATCGAGTGCGAAAATGAGCAAGAGCAAGAACAGATTTTTAACAAACTATTTGAGGAGGGTTATAAATGCCGAGTTTTGACATTGTAAAGAAAGTAAGTCCCCAAACAACATTTCGCACCCAATCTATTATTGGGGCTTTTGATATCGACGTGAGCCATATAGATGAGCATTTTAAAGGAGCTATCGAATTTGAGGGTAAGGAGTGGAACGTCGGTTTAATTGTGGGTGGTTCAGGAACGGGAAAAACAACTATCGCACGAGAGGTATTCGGGGATTGTATTTTCAAAGGCTTTCCTATTGGCAATGGGGCTGTTATAGATGATATGCCTAGCGGAGTTTCGATAAAGGATATCGAATTTGCGTTTTCTAGCGTTGGCTTTGCTTCGCCCCCGTCGTGGTTAAAGCCTTACGGAGTTTTAAGTAATGGGGAGAAGATGCGAGTAGATTTAGCATATTGCTTATTAAGTGGAGAACCCCTTATTTGCTTCGACGAGTTTACTAGCGTTGTAAACCGAGAAGTTGCGAAAACATCTAGCGTTGCGCTTTCTAAAGCAGTCCGACGTTCGGGCAAAAAATTCGTTGCAATTTCTTGTCACGATGATATCGTTAAATGGCTTGAGCCTGATTGGATTTATAATACAGACGAGCAACGCTTTTTTTTTGCTCAGGCGAAATCAAACGACCAAAAATGCAACTCGAAATATACGAAGTGGGTCGAGAAAATAAGGCGGCAGTCTGGCAAATATTTCGCAAGTATCACTATATAAACACGGAACTACACCCCTCAGCTCGGCAGTTCGTTGGGGTTTTAAATGGCGAATTGGTTTGCCACACAGGAATAATTCAATTCCCACTTCGGAAAGGGTGGAAAAGAGTTCACCGTCTAGTCGTGCTTCCTGACTTTCAAGGCGTAGGGATTGGAGTGTCTTTTATTAGAGCTATTGGAGAATTGTTGCAAAAAGAGGGTTTTAGGTTAAATTTAACTACCACTACCCCCGCTCTTTATAAAGCATTAATAAGGAGCAGTAATTGGGCGTTAGCTCGGTTTGGGAGAGGTAAAGACGGATATAAGTCTCTTAGAACAACAACACATCTTCGCAAAAGCGCAAACAGCGCAAGAATAACTTATTCTTTTAACTATTTACCATAGGGACTATTTTAAGGAGAAGATAAAATGAGTAGAGATAATCAATATAAGAAAAGACGCCAAATAAAAGAGGGGCGTTTAGAGGTAATTGCGCAATTGTACAAGCGTGGTTTTACTATTAGAGCGATTAAAGCAGAGTTAATGAAAAGGTTTGATTTAAAAGCCCTTTCAACTGCAACTATACACCGAGACATCCAAACGTTGATTAACGAGTGGAGAGAAAGCCGTCTAGCAAATATAGACGATGCCTTACAGCTTGAACTATCTAGAATAGACGACATTGTAAAGGAGTTGTGGGAGCAGTGGGAGAAATCAAAGGAGGACTACACGAGAACGCAACGCAAGCGCAAAGGCGCACCCGCAAAAAACAACACAGCAAATAGCGAGGACGGAAGTATTAAAACGTTTAGCATCGAGGAACAAACGCAACAGGTTATAGGCTTGGGCAATCCCGCTTATATTGCAGAGATTAGACAGCAGTTATCGGAAAGGCGCAAACTACTTGGTTTGTATGCACCCGAGAAACGAGATTTAACAGGTGATGTCAGCATACATAAAGCACCTAGCGAAATGTCAGTAGAGGAAATCGAAGCAGAGCTAAAATCGTTGGATTTGGTATAGTAAAAATGGAAAGAAGTGAGCAATTAAAACGAGAGCTAAAAAGGCGGAGGGCTGTTTTTTCGTTCCCCGACTTCTTAGATTACACTGACGGGAATTACCAACAGCAGTGGTTTCACACTGTTATTGCTCAAAAATGCCAAGATTTATTGCTAGGCAAATTGCCTACTAATCGTCTTATGGTTTTCGTCCCTCCGCAGCACGGCAAATCGGAAATCGTTAGCCGTAAATTCCCCGCTTGGGCGTTGGGTTATAACCCTAAATTGAAAATAGTTGGAACATCTTACGCTGCAAGCCTTGCGCAAGGGTTTTCACGCTCAATACAACGCACAATTGACAGCACAGAATACAGCGAGGTTTTCCCCGCTACTTTCCTCAACTCTCAAAACGTTTCAACAGACGTTAAGCGTGGCTTTTTACGCAATATAGATATATTCGAGACTGTTGGTTACGCTGGCTTTTATCGAGCAGTTGGTATCGGTGGCGGTTTAACGGGAACACCCGTTGATTTGGGGATTATCGATGACCCTGTAAAAGATGCTTTGGAGGCTTCATCCGCAACATACAGAGAGCGTGTTTGGGGCTGGTATAACGATGTATTTTTAACACGTTTGCATAACAACTCAAAGATAGTGTTTATTATGACACGTTGGCACGAGGACGATTTAGCGGGTCGCCTTTTAGAACGTGAACCCGAGAAATGGACAGTTGTAAAAATCCCCGCTATTAGGGAGGATTACGACGACCCCGAAGACCCTAGAGAGATAGGCGAAGCCCTTTGGGAGGAGAGGCACAGCAAAGAGCGATTAGCAGAGGTTGAGCAAAGAAGCCCGAGAACCTATGCTTCGCTGTATCAACAACGCCCAACAATTGAGGGTGGTAACATCGTGCGTGAGGATTGGTTTAAGCGTGTTAAAGTGGCTGAATTTAACCGCCTTTATAACAACGAACCGATTACTTTTTTCCTTGATACAGCCTACACCGATAAAAGCAATAACGACCCGACGGGAATTATTGCGACGTGTAAAATTGGGAATGACGTGTATATTACACACGCTCAAAAGGTTTTGATGAAGTTCCCCGAGCTAATAAAGTTTATCCCGCAATATGCTCGTGAACACGGATATTCGACACGCTCAACAATTAGAGTTGAGCCTAAAGCAAATGGAATTTCAGTTATTGACCAATTACGAGCAACCTCGAAATTAAACGTTGTAAATACCCCCTCTCCACGAGATAGCAAAGAAACACGCCTTAACGCTGCTTCACCTGTTATTGAGTGTGGGCGAATTGTACTTGTAGACGGGGCTTGGAATGAGGGCTTTATCGATGAGGTTTGCGGCTTCCCCTCAAAACCCCACGACGAGTATGTCGACATTCTCTGTTACGCTATCGATTATCACATTGGCGACGCACGCACGCCAATAGATTTAACACGCTTAAGCAAAATTGTATAACTCATAATTTCAATAACAATGACAATAGAAGAAATACTAAATTCAACCGATTTAAGCACAGCTGAAAAGGTTGCGACACTAAAAGAAAAAACAATAAACGTACCTGTATGGGGTGGCAAAAAGGGGCTTAACGCAGAATACGACCCCACAAAACACCCTGTAATGAACAAACAAGCCTACCCCGACATCGTTACAAATGAGGGTGTGGAATATGTAACTAGAGTTACTTGCGATTTACAGCGATTAGCGGTAAAACGTATGACGGAGTTATGCTGTGGAATACCTGTAAAGCGTATTTACCGCCCCGAGAATGACAAGCAAAAAGAGGTTGCAACTATTATAGAGAAGATACTAGAGCGCAACAGAATTAATAGCCTAAATATAGAGCGTTTAAATATGCTTTTTGCAGGTTGTGAGGTGTTAACGCTTTGGTATGCTCTAGACGAGCCAAACCATAATTATGGCTTTGACAGCCCGTTAAAATTTAGGTGTCGTAACTTCTCTCCAATGCTTGGCGATGATTTATACCCGTTATTTGACGAATACGGAGATATGATTGCAATGTCGGTGTCTTACGCCCGCAAGGTTGGCAAAAAAACAGTGCAATTCTTTGACACCTACACAAGCAAAAAGCACGTTAAATACAGCGATGCAAACGGGGATTGGGCAGAGGTTGAAAACGAGGATATTTCAACGCTAAATAAAATCCCTTGCATCTATATGTATAGGGCGACGCCTATTTGGGAAGACACCTCTAAAACAGTGTACGAAATAGAGTGGGCATTGTCTCGCAATGGAAACTACTTACGCAAAAACTCAAAGCCTTTATTTGTTGTCTTTGCAGATGAGGTTATACATTATGGGGATGAGAAGAACGAAAACAAGGAATTTAAAGCCGTAATGCAATACCCGAAAGGCTCTACCGCTCAATATGTTACTTGGTCGCAAGCGGTTGAAAACTTAAAGTTCTATGTAAATGAGTTGCGCTCTCAATTCTTTACGCAGTTGCAACTACCCGATTGGAGTTATGAGAAAATGTCGCAACAAGCCTTATCAGGTGAGAGCAGAAAGCAATTATTTATTGACGCCCAAATGAAAGTTAACGACGAAAGCGGACGTTTGCTTGAGGGCTTCGACAGAGAAATAAACGTTATTAAGGCGTTTTTAAAAACCGCTTTATCTAGCGAATATCACAAAGATATTGACGCTTTAAGCGTGGAGATTAGAATTACCCCGTTCTCTATTACAGACACAAAAGAAACTGTTGATATGTTAATGACAGCAAATGGCGGTGTTCCTATTATGTCACAGCGAGAGAGTATCGAGGAGTTTGGCAGAAGCAACGATGTAGATAAGACCCTCGAGGAGATTGCACAACAAGGCGTAGAGGACGCTTTTAATCCAACGCTTTAACATGGCAGTTAAAAGCAAGGTAAACAACCCCACAGAGGCGAAATATCATTGTAGCGATTGCGAACATAGCTATGATTGGCACAGCAAGGCATTAGACGGGCGTCTTTTGCTTTGCCGTTGCCCTTTTAAACAACAAGGGGGCAAATATTGCATCTTTTTATTTAACCCCCAATGTGAAAATTTTAAATTGCGCTTAAACAATGGCGAAAGAGCAAAACAAGTTTGATAAGCAGCACAAGCAGAATATAAAGCAACAAGAAAAGCGTATAGACACACTTTATAAAAATGCTATTGATGAGATAGTATCAATAAGCAATGCTATAAGCAAAATAAAGCCCGACACGCCCTTTTCTTTTAGTGACTATCCAATTACACGCAAAAGATTAAACGACCTCTTGGTGGCTTTTAAAAAGCAAATGGAGGTTGCAATTTTGAGCGGTGTTCGCTCTGCTTGGACGTTAGCAAATAATAAAAATAACGAACTTGCTAATAGAGTGTTTGGCGAGAATGTTGGCAAGTTAACCCAAAGGCAATATCGTCAATATTACAGCAATAACGAGGAGGCAAGGCAAGCGTTCGAGCAACGCAAAATAAATGGTTTGAGCCTTTCGGAGCGTGTATGGAATTACGCTGACCAATTTAAAGACGAAATGGAATTAGGCTTAGATATTGGCATACGCAATGGGCGTTCAGCCGATGCGTTAAGCCGTGATTTGCGTTCATATTTAAAAGAGCCAAACAAGCTGTTTAGGCGTGTCCGCAACGAATACGGGCAATTGGTATTGTCGGAGAGGGCGAAGAGCTACAATCCCGGAAGAGGCGTTTACAGGAGCAGTTATAAAAACGCTAGACGCCTTGCAGCCACAGAAACAAATACAGCTTATAGGACAGCAGACCATTTGCGTTGGGAGAAAATGGACTTTGTCGTGGGAATTGAGATACATTTATCAAACAACCACACGTTAAACGGAAAGCCTTTCCACGATATTTGCGATGAGCTTGCGGGAAAATATCCCAAAAGCTTTAAATTCACAGGCTGGCACCCCCATTGCAGATGCTTTGCTACAACCATTTTAAAAACCCCCGAAGAGATAAAGAGTGGCAAGCCAAGCAAAAACGAGGTTAAAGAGCTACCAAGCAATTTTAAGGAGTGGTTAGAAAACAATAAAGAGCGGATAGATAATGCAAGCTCACTGCCCTATTTTATAAAAGATAATTTTAAAGACGGAGAGTTTATAGGACAGCAAAACACAGCAGAACCGCCTACAATTGTAGCAGAGAAACCAAAGCTCAAACCAACGCTAGAAAAAGCCAAATTAAGACACGAGCAAAGGACTAAAGAGCAAATAGAGGATATAAGAAGACGGGCTAATTTCAGGGCAAAGACAATACGCACTGCAAAGGCTTACTTAAAGGACTATAAAGGTATTAGCAATCCTTATTTAAGGGCTTTGAAAAGCTCTGTTAAGTATGGAGATTGGGCGGGCGCACGCAAAATGATGATAGAATTAGCAAAAAACAAGCGTGCGTTAATTGAAAAGGCTTTAGGCTTGATAAACGAACCTAAAGGGGTTGATATTTCAACGCTAAAAAAACTTATGCAAAATGGCTCTATTAAGCAATTGCAAGAAGAATCTAACAAGGTTGAGCAGCTTGCAAAGGAGAGCAGTATAAAAAGCGTGGAGAGCATTTGCGAATATATTAAAGATTTCAATATAGAACACAAAGAAGTTTCAGAGTTTAAAAAACAACCAACAACCGAGCAAATTATAAAGCGTTTGGGAGGTGGCGATTTAACTATTGGGTCTTGTTCTTCTTTGGCTTTTGCATACGCAGGGAATAAGGCTGGTTTAGACGTGATAGATTACAGAGGGGGCAAAAGTAGATCTTTCTTTTCTAGAGATCCTAATATTGCTAAAATTACAGAAGCGTTAGGAGGAGTTATTGTTGAACACTATAACGACTTTTCAGCTGTTAAAGAGGTGATGAAAAAAACCGTTGTAGGAAAGGAATATTATTTTGCAACAGGTGAACACGCCGCAATTATCCGAACAACCGAAAACGGAGTGGAATATTTAGAATTACAGACAGTAAAGGAAAACGGCTTTAAGCCATTAAATAACAGAGAGTTAAGAGAGAGATTTGGAGCTCATAAAAGCTACTCTGTATACGGCATAAAAATACCTCATACAACATTCCTTATAGATGTTGAATCCTTTAAGAACGTAAGGGGGCTTAAAGAATTATTCGGGTATATAAATACAAATGAAAACAAGCAAATGAAAGGGGGAAAAGGCACGGCTAAATAGCGTGCCTCTATCCTTTTACTTCCTGTCCTTAAAAAAGTCCGCCCAATATGGGTTTTCCTTATCAAAGATTTCCTTTTGCTCTTTGCTTAGCTTGTGAGGATAATCTGCAAAGAGGTTAAAAATTACCTTTTTGTCAAACGTGAAAAGGTGTTCCCCAAAACTACCTACATTGCCAGTCCAGTATATTGTGTCCTTTTTGTTTTTTTTGTAAAAATCATATATCATATTCTTGTTTTGTTTTATTATTTATAATCTTATATTAACTGTAAAGTAAATATTAACGACAATGGCGGTTATTTGCTTGCTGTTGTGTTTATTTTTATTTTCGGTATAACTTACCGCAATAAACAAAATAACCCCTTA